GCCTTCGTCGTCAGCTCTGAGTAAGCTGAGTCGGTAATCCACCGATGCCTAGATCTAGGAGATGGCGTATCCCTTTGACTCCGGTAACGCCTTTCCAACAGGTAGCTCGCGGTTAATCACGAAGCGGACATGCTTATCTCTAAGCTTACCTGGAGGTCCATACTTGTGCTGCATCTCCTTATTTAGACGTAGGATGAACCAATACTGATACCCTGAATCAATCATGATACCCTGGACCCGTGCTACAGAGATTGAAGCCTCAGTAACGCGTTGTTCTGGATAAAGTGCTAATAACAAGAGTCGAAGTAGATCCCTTGAGATTCTACCAAGCCTCGCCGAGTGCCCCAAGAACTCTAATCTCTCAGGTGAGTCAGCTACCATGCTCTTTTGCACGTTCAGTTTCATCCCGAACTTTTCATCCGCAATTGCTGCCCACGTTGCTAAATCCACAAACTTCCCTCTAGGGATGTAGGACAGTGAATCGTCACCTAAGACTTTCATCATTGGTAACTCTACATCACAGAGGACCTCATCTGCTATCTCACAGCAGAACTCACATAACTGAAGATATGTGATTACGAGGAAATTGACCACTGAATCAATAAGTTGGGTGAAGAAGCTGCCACTGGGCACACCCCCACGCTTGAGGTAACAATGTCCATCAGGCATAACAATGCCACAATGCATAAAGTAGTCAACAATAGTGTTGATTTCCTTCAATTGGGGCTCCGTAAGCTCGAAGTTATCGAGAAGCACACGGAAAGCAATCTCGATTAGACCGGGGCAGACAGACGAATCAAATCCACTCCAATCAATAGCTAAACCACGTCCACGGCCAGTGACATAATCAATGAACATTGGCAGTGCCTTCAGCATGGTTCGCCCACAATACATTGGACCGTCAAATTTGGAGTACGCTGCGATCAACGGCTGAGCGAATTGACCCTCAAGCAGAATGATCTCGATGGGAACCCCCCATACCAGACGCACCTTGGGTGTAACCAACATCGATAGTTGGGTTCGCTTGTAACACTGACACGGCGGCAGTGAAGACTTTGACAGACGACCATTCCTGCTAAGTCTCTTAATCTTTCGCGCCTCCTCTAGCGCTAAATCGTAGACCTCACCTTTATGAGCTGATCTACCTCCTACAGCCCAAGTCCAACCCGCGGAAGAGTCCCAAGTCTCTGAGAGGTCAACCTCTTCGAACTTGATCGGTTTTAACTTCTCTGGAAGTCGGAACGCGGCAAAGGTTCTACGAACTGCCTCTGCAAATTTCGGATCACCAGTCGGGAGCGGTTTATACTCACGATCATAGCGCTTAAGCGCTTCATACAACCTGGCTAGGGTTGCTCCAGACCTAGAATATCCTTTGAGCCACTTCGGCAGTTGCCCATCGAACATCTCTGTCAAGACAGACCTGACATACGGATCGTCTTTCACGAAATCCATGCGAGCTGAGAATCGCTCACCACGCCCAATATAGCGTAGGCCAGATGTTTCTGGTTGAAGCACTTCCGGTGCAGATTCACTCCTTTCAAAACGAGCGGAACGACGCCTAATAGATTGAGGTTCGTCTACTAAGGTTACTGATTCTGATGCCATAACGCCACCTTCTAACGCTGGTGCATGCCTGCACACTCATCGTGCGCAAGGTGTACGCTCATTAGAGCGTAGATCTTAATCACTACGTGACCACGTACACCTTCTGTTGAGCAAGATTGTCCGGTATTACGCACAAGGCAACTCTTTTGTATCTTGATCAAGAAGCACGATCTAAA